CCTACTACGCGAAGATGCTGGCCGAGAAGCCCTACGTCTACGGCACCCACTACGTCCCCCACGACGCCGCGGTCCGCGAGCTCGGAACCGGCGTGTCCCGTGTCGAGACGGCGCAGTCGCTCGGCCTGCTTCTGACCATCGTCCGCAAGCTCAGTCTGATGGACGGGATCGAGGCGACGCGAAACTTCCTGCGGAAATGCTGGATCTCCGAAGAGAATTGCGACTACGGCTTCCAGGCGCTCCAGCAGTACACGAAGCAGGAGACCGGCGAGCGGGATCTGGATGGCTCGATCGTCTACCGCGAGGCGCCGCTCCACAACTGGGCGTCGCATCCTGCCGATGCGCTGCGGACCGGCGCGGTGGGCTGGGTGCCCGAGTGGGACGTGTCGGACCGGATCCTGGCGCCGAAGACGGGGATCGTATGAGCCTACAGATGGAGGCGCGGGTGTTGTGGCTGGAGACCGCTACGAAGGCGCAAGCCGCTGAAATCAAAGCGCTTCGCAAGCAACTCCACGACTTCCTCGAGCCCGAGCTGCACGTCGTCCTGCCGCCCTTCCCGGCAATCCTGAAGAAGATGGGCTACATGAATCCCAACGACGGCTCGCCAAGTACACGCCATGGTTGACATCATACCCACGGATTCCGAGCCCGAGGACGTCCCGACTCTCCAGCAGATCGAGCCTCTGGATGAGGAGACCGTCCGCTCCATCGTCGCATCCGAGATCGAGAACGCGATCGGCGGCTCCGGAGACGGCTCCGGCATCGCCGAAGAGCGACGCCTCGCCCTCCGCTACTACCAGGGGAAGCTCCTCGGGAACGAGATCGAGGGCCGCTCCCAGGTCATCCTGACCGACGTCGCCGACACGATCGAGTGGATCATGCCGACGATGATGCGAATGCTCTGCCCGGGTGGGAAGCGGATCACCAAGCTCAACCCCAAGAAGCCCGGCGACGAGGCGAAGAAGTCGGCGAAGAAGGCCACCAAGGCGGTCAATCACATCATCATGGAGCAAAACGACGGCTTCATGAAGATCTACGAATTCGTGAAAACGCTCCTGATCGAGAAGCGCGGATTCCTGAAGACCTACTACGAGGAGCGCCTGGAGCCGAAGAAGAGCGTCTATCGCGGCCTGGACGACCTCGAGCTGGCGATTCTCTTGGAGGACGAAGGGCTCCATGTGGTCGAGTTCGAGGAGCGCCAGGAGTTTCTCGCCGGCCAGATGGTCCCCGTCTTCGACGTCACGGTCCAGAATCGGGCCGTGCGCGGCCAGATCAAGATCGACGGCTTCCCGCCGGACGAGTTCCTGATCGCTCCGCGGGAGCTGGGCTGCAACGACGACACCCGATTCTGCGCCCACCAGAAGAAGATGATGATCTCCGACCTGCTCGCGATGGGCTTCGACGAGACCACCGTCTTGAACGCACCTACGGACGACTCGCCGGAGTACTCCGAGGGACGCACCGAGCGCTTCGCGGAAGAAGAGAGCTTCCCGTTCACGAACCAGGACAGGCCGGACGTGGCCTCCCGCGAGGTGTGGGTCACGGAATGCTATCTCCGGATCGACGAGGACGGGGACGGGTATTCCGAGTACCGAAAGATCATCGTTATTGGCGATGACGCGCAGACGCTCCTGGATGACGAGGAGATCAGCCACAATCCGATCACGAGCGCCTGCCCGGTGCCGATGCCTCACGCCTTCTGGGGCATGTCGATCGCTGACCTCGTAATGGATCTCCAGAAGATCCGGTCCGTGCTCCTGCGTGCCATGATGGACAACCTCTTCCTCGCCAATAACCCGCGCACCGAAGTCGTCGAAGGCCAGGTCAACGTCGACGACCTGCTCACCAGCCGGCCCGGCAACATCGTTCGTGTCCGCGCGCCTGGGATGATGCGCGAAGTGACCACCGAAGCGTTTTCGCCCATGGCAATGCAAATGATGGAATTTTTGGGCGGTGAGAAGGAGAACCGGACCGGCATCACGAAGTACAACCAGGGCCAGGACGCCGACTCGCTCAACCAGACGGCACACGGCCTCTCGCAGATCATGACCGCCGCCGCCGCGCGGGTGGAGTTGCTGGCCAGGATCATCGCCCAGACCGGGATCCGGAGCCTCGCGAAGAACGTCTACCAGACCTTGAAGGAAAGCCCGATGAAGGCTTTCGAGGTATTGCTGGACGACGGCGACTGGATGAGCATCGACCCGAACGAGTTCCACGAAGACCTCGATGTCGAAGTGGTCGTAGGGCTCGGAGTCGGCGCCGCGCAGGAGCGCGTGCAGAACCTCCAGATGCTCCTCGATCTCCAATCCCAGATCGTCGAGCGCGGTTACGGCGACTACCTCGTGACCGCAAAGAACGTCTACGAGACGCTCGACGAGCTCGTGGACTCGATGGAATTCGCCGTGCCGAATCGCTTCTTCAGCAACCCGGACGAGATGGAGCAGCCGCCTCCGAAGCCGGCGCCGCAGGTCGAAGTCCAGAAGATGAAGGGCGAGCTGGAGCAGGAAAAGCTGAAGCTCGAAAACGTGAAGGCCGAGACCGAGGTCACGAAGGAAGCTGCGCTCGTGCGCCACCGTGCCGAGGATCTGGCCCAGACTCGCGAGCTGGAGTTGAAGCGCATGACTCTGGACGCCGGGACGCGGATCCGGATCGCGCAGATCCAGGCGGACGCGACGCTCGAGGCCGCACGCCAGAACGCCCAACGAGCCGCCGCTGCCAGCAAGGGCAACGGAGCCGATCAACCTTCAGCATGAGGTGAGCCATGCCCGACCCGAACGACATGAACGACCAGCCGCCCCTGCCCCCGAGCATCCTGGACCGCGTCCTCGGACGGCCCGATCCCCTTCCGGACCCCGAGGCCCGCGAAGCCGAGGCCCGCGAAGCGATGGAGGCCAGAGTGACCGCGGAGCCCGAGCCGCAGAAGGGGCCGATGCCGCAGCGGCCCTCGGAGCCCGACAACCCTTCCCGTCCCGGCTGGAATCATCCGACTCCGCCGCTGTCCGGGAAGCCGGATCCGGCCGACGGACACTGGTCCGCGTTGGGCGCGCGGGCGGCCTACCAGGACATCCTGGACGTGATCGCGCAGCCCGCCAGCACGCGCACGGTCCTGGACAACGTGATCGCGCGTTGCCAGCTGGGAGTCGAGATCGGGGTCCCGGAGATTGCCGATCCTGACGCCGAAGACGACTCCGAGCCCGTGTCGTAGAGGTTTTTCTTGGGCCGCGAGGAACGCGCTCTCAGGGATCAACAGGAAGAGATCGTCGAGCGGTCCGAGCAGGAGATCGCGCGTGGCCTGGATGCCAAGGCTCTACTCGAAAACCCTTTGCTCGTCGAAGCGTTGGATCTGATCGAGAGAACCTGGGAGTCGGCGTGGCGCAACACACAGATCGGCGACGTGGCCGGACGTGAGAAAGCCTACGCGATCCTCTTGGGACTGACGGAGTTCAGAGCCGAGTTGCAAACTGCCGTGGAAACTGGAATGCTCGCCGCCAAGACGACGGACGCCCTTAGAGGCGGGGAGATTGGCAGCTCCGCAAATTCCGACTGAAACACCCGGCGATCCCGAAGCGTCGACCGAGGATGCACTCCTAAGCATCCTGGATGACAATCTCGACACGCGCGTCTCGCCCGCGGAGCCGGCCAAGGATCCGGAAGAGCCCGAGAAGCCGGAAGAGCCCAAGGCCGAAGAGCCCGAAGAGCCGGAAGAACCCGAAGAGCCGGAAGAGGGCGAAGAGCCGGAAGAGGGCGAAGAGCCGGAGAAACCCGAAGAGCCGACCGACGTCGACGAGATCAACACCCTCGCCGATCTCGCGAAAGAGTTCGACGTCGAAGAGTCGGCGCTCACCGACCATCTCCAGGTACAGCTCGACGACGGGACCAGCGTCCCCCTCTCGTCCGTGCTCTCGGCCTACAAGGAAGCCCCCGCTGCGGCGCGTGTCGCGCAGGAAGTCCTGACGGAGCGGGAGACCCTCCAAACCAGAACGGCAGCAGTCGAGCAGCGGGAGAACGCCGGCCTCGAGCAGCTGGCCGGCATGGTCGACGTCCTGCTGACCCAGATCGAAGGCGATCACATGACCGCCCTCGAATGGAAGCAGTTGGAGCAGGAAGACCAGCTCCTCTACCTGAAGAAGCGGGACGAGCACCAGCGCAACTCCGGCGCCATCGGGCAGGCGATCCAGCGACTCCGCCAGGCGGACACCGAACACGCATCAGCCGAGGCGACCGCGAAGGCCGATTTCCAGCGTGGCGAGTCTCGCTTGGTGGCTGCCTCGCATCCCGAATGGGTCACAGCTGCGGGCGAGCCCACCGAGGCCGGCATCAAGTCCGCGAAGCAGATCGACGCCTCGCTACTCGCCGTGGGGTACAGCCAGGAGCAGATCGACGCCGATCTCATCGACCACCGTCAGATCGAGATCGCGTGGAAGGCATCGGAGTACGACCGCCTGAAGACGAAAGCCCCCGTCGCGCTGAAGCGCGCGAGGAAGGAAGGCGGAGAGAAGGTATTGAAGCCCCGCGCACGCCGCGGTGCGGATACACGCAGCAAGGAAAAAAGCCAGAAGTTGCGACGGCGACTGGCGCAATCAGGATCCGAGGCAGACGCGGGCGAGGCCATCCTCGACTCGATCGACCTCGACTAACACGGGAGAGCCGTCATGGCGCAGCCGTCCCAAACCTTCGACAGTTACGATCAGGTCGGCATGAGGGAAGACCTCTCCGACATCATCTACAACATCTCGCCGATCGAGACGCCGTTCATGAGCATGATCGGGCGCGGGAAGGCGAAGAACCGCCGGACCGAATGGCAGATCGACACGCTCGCCGCCGCGGCTCTGAACGCCGTGATCGAAGGCGACGACGCAATCAACGACGTCGTGGCCGCGACGACCCAGCCGTCCAACATCACCCAGATCTCGGACAAGGTGATCGTGGTCTCGGGCTCGGCGGACGCCGTGACGACCGCCGGCCGGAAGAAGGAGCTCGCCTACCAGCTCGCCAAGAAGGGCAAAGAGCTGAAACGGGACATGGAGCTGATCCTCACCCGGAACCAGGCGAGCCTCGTCGGCGACGCCACGACCGCGCGGACCACCGGGACGCTCGAGGCGTGGCTCACCACGAACGTCTCGCGCGACGCCACGACCGGAGCGGACGGCGGCTACAACACCGGCACCGCGATCGTCGACGCCGCCACGGACAGCTCGGCGCAGCGGGCGCTCACCGAGGCCCTGCTCAAGAGCGTGATCCGGCTGGCGTGGACCCAGGGCGGGTCGCCCACGATCATCATGTGCGGCGCGGTGAACAAACAGAACATCTCGGCGTTCACCGGCGGGGTGACGTCGATCGACAAGAGCGAGGACAAGCGCCTCGTGACCGCGATCGACATCTACGTCTCCGACTTCGGGACCCACAAGGTCGTCCCCAACCGATTCCAGCGCGAGCGGACGGTCTTCGTCCTCGATCCGAAGCTCTGGGAGCTGCGCTACCTGCGCGGATTCCGGCAGGACAAGCTGGCGAAGACGGGCGACTCGAACCGCCGCCAGATGCTCGCCGAATTCGCCCTGTGCTCGAAGAACGAGGCAGGCTCCGGAGCCGTCGCGGACGTCACGACCACCTGATAGGCGGGGAGCCGCCCGCCTGGCCGGGCAACCTCGTGTGAGGAGATAGATCTCATGAGCGAACGAAATCGACTGCATCTCCAGGTCACGAACTACGACGTGACGGCGGGCCTGATCGCCTTCCTTCCGATCCCGGAGGGCGGGACGATCACCAAGATCACTTCGGCCATCGCGTCGACGCTGACCGGCGATCTCACGATCACGCTGGAGATCGGCGGGACCCTCGTCACCGGGAGCACGACCGTCGTGACCGCCTCGGGCTCGGCCGCCGGGGACATCGACGAAAACGAGTGCACGGCGGCGAACGTGGTCGCGGCCGGCGGATCGGTAGAGGTGATCTTCGACAGCACGCCGTCCGGCGGGACGCTCCAGGACTACGTCCTCGGTCCGTTCCTGATCGCCGACATCTCGTCAGCGTCGCAGAGCCAGAAGGTCCCGGTCCCCATGAAGGGCCAGATCGTCGGCATCTACAACGTCCAGGCGGGGACCACCACCGGAACCGCGGAGCTGACCGTTCGCAAGAACGGAACCGACATGACCGGGTGCGTCTTGTCGTGCCCGGCCGCAACGGGCGCGGTCATCCGGACGGTCGAAGTCAGCCCGAACCTCATCACGGGAGACGTCGACGAAGGCGACGAGCTCGACATCGACACCGACGGCGGCTCCACGAACGCGGTTGTCGGCACCGTGATGGTACGCATCCGGAGGTAGACCGTGGGGATGCTGAAGAGTCCGCCGGCGATCGTCGCCAATAGCTCCGTGAGAGTCACCACGGGGGCTGCCTCTGCCAGAGCGACCATCCCCACGAAAGCCGATGGAAGCACGCCGAAATACGTCATGGTCATGGCTCGCGGCGACTCTTATATCGACTTCGGGGGTTCTGGCGTAGTCGCCACGGATACAGATTCGATCTTCCTCGTGCCGTACCAACCACTTTTCTTCAACGTCGCGGGCAAGACCCATTTCGCCTATCTGGAGGAGACGGCCGGCACACTCATCGGCGTGTCCCCGCTGGAGAATCAATAATGATGACGGGGGCCGAGGGGCTCAAGAGCCCGCCCGCGGTCGCCGCGAATTCAAGCATTACCGAGGCGACCGTTACAGCGGTCACAACCGCGGCCCTCCCTACGCGAGCCGATGGATCATCGGCGAAATACATCCTTGTCTCGGTCAACATCCAGACCTGGCTCAACGTAGGGGACTCGACGGTCTCGGCTTCCGGTCTCCTCGGAATCTATATGGGCCAAGACACGGTTTACGTGTTCAACGTGGCTGGGAAGACCCACTACTCGCATAGGCGGGTCAGTGCCGACGGGATAATCTGCATCTCGCCGCTGGAGAACCAGTAGGGGGGTTCCATCGGCGAAAAGGGGAACCGATGGGGGCTCTGGACAGCATTCGATTCGACATCGACCCGATCCCGGGCGGCCTACACCAAGAGCTGAAGTACGACGAAGCCAACGACGTCCTCGTCGTCCGCTCCGTCCAGGACATCGAGCCCTTCCTCCAGGCCACCAAAGAGCTGCGCCGCGAGGCCGACGAAGGCAACGCCGGCTACACGCCGTCCCGCGAGCTGCGCCGCGTGGCCTCGGTCCTCCCGATCCTCGCGCACAAGTGGCTCCAGGAAGGCGTCGACATCTTCGATGATGATGATTGGGACGGGGTCGCCGCGCGCCTCGATGATCCCGAATTCGCCCATTGCCGCACGGCGCCCGGCCGTGTGAGCAACCGACCCACGCGCAGCTACGCGACAACGAGGCGCTGGTAATGCCGTCCGAAATCGACACCTATCCGAAGCTCCTGAGCGCGATCGAGGGGATCCTCCACCGGACCGACCTGAAGGTGGACATCTCGTTGTGGGTCTGGCTCGCCGAGCTGAATCTGCAACGGGTCCCCAAGGTGGAATCCTCGACTTCACGGGCTCGCAGCAGTACGTCGACGTCCCCGATGATTTTCTCTCGGCTCGTCACATTACGGTCCTGACGAATCCGACCCGCACCATTTACCCGGCGAGCTTCGATCGCATCGAGTCCATCCGAAACAACGCCGCCGACGGGATCCCGCGCGAGGTTGCGGTGCACGCCGGCCGGATCGAGCTGGCCCCGGTGCCTGGGGCCGGTTACGAGTACGACCTCTACTACAACTCCGGTCTGACCCATCTCAGCAACGACAATCCGACCGGCTGGCTGCTCAACAAGGGCGCCGACGCGGTGCTCTACACCGCGCTCCTGCACTCCGTCTCGAAGCTCGGCGCTGACGAGCGGACGGAGCACTGGGGCACGCTGGCCTCGGCAGGCGTCGAGCAGCTGAAAGAGATCGCCTGGAACGCGAAGATTGGAGGCGGGCCCATCCGAAGACGGCCCGATGTGTACGTGTGAGCAAGACGAAGCCGCTCGCTTTTGGACCGCTCTCTCCCGACCTGGCGCCGATCCTCGCGAAGAACTCTTGCCTCGTGGCCGATAACGTGCTGCCCGTCGCCGGCGGCTACGAGCCGATGCTCTCGTGGGAGGATCTCGGAGAGAACGCTATCGCGCTTCGCCCGCGTGGCGGGCACTCTGCGGCTGACCGTGGCGGCAACGCCTACAACTTCGTCGGCACCGCCAAGAAGCTCTACGAGATCGCATCTCAGGGCACCCGGGACGTCTCCGCTGGCGGCGACTACCTGCTCTCGTCTTATGAGCGCTGGGCCTTCGCCCAATTCGGGCAGATCGTCTACGCCGCCAGCTATGACGCCGATCTCCAATACTTCGATCTGACCACGACCCCGGGCTCGTTCGCTGCAATCCCGGAGCTTCGGCCTGGGATCGGAGTCCCTCGAGCGCGTCATCTCGGCGTCGTCCACAACCATCTCGTTCTCGGTAACGTCTACGACCGCGTTTACGGCGGCGTCCCCGACTCCGTGTGGTGGGGCGCCATCAACCAGCCTCTCTCGTATCCGGAGATCGGCAGCGACGAGGCCGCGAGCCTCCAGTCGGACCGCCAGCCGCTCCGCGGGAATGGGGGGTGGGTACAGGCCGTGATCGGCGGCGCGGAGGTGGGGGCGATCTTCCAAGAGACGCAGATCTGGCGCATGGACTATCGAGGCGGCGCCGAGATCTTCGAGATCACCCGCACGGAAGAGGAGCGCGGTCTCCTGATTCCCGAGCTCGCCGTGTCCTTCACCGGCGGGGTGTTCTTCCTCTCGGAGTCTGGCTTCTGCGTCTACGACTACTCGACCGTCGTCGACGTCGGGAAGGACAAGATCAACCAGTACTTTTTCGACGACTACGACGACACCTACCCCGACCGCGTCTGGGCCATCGCCGACCCCGACAATACGCGCATCTGGGTAATCTATCCCGGAGCTGGGAACACGTCCGGCCTTCCGAACCGCGCGCTCGTCTTCGACTGGGTCCTGGGGCAATGCTCGACGGGCACATTCGACCTCGAGATGCCGGTCCTCGCGCTCGTGCCTGGGATCAACCTGGACACGCTGCCGGACGACGACCTCGACGACTCCGTGCTCGGCCTTCTGTCATTCGATGAGCGTCTCTCCGCGCCTGGCGCGCGCAAGCTCGGCGGCTACGACAGCAACCTTAAGATCGGGACCTTCACCGGAGAAGCCCTGATCGGCACGATCGAAGTCGGAGCGATCGAGCTGGCACCCGGGAGGCGCTCGACGGCGACGGGGGCATGGCCGCTCGTCACCGGGAGCGACCACGTCTCAGTCGCAGTCGCCACGAAATCCAAGATCAACAGCGACGTCATCTACGGCCGGCTCGCAGGGATGGAAGGCGAGGGCTTCTGCCCCCTCGGAGCGGACGGCCGCTATCACCACTTCAAGATCCAGCTCGGCGAGACGGGCTTCGTGGGCTTCGATAAGGCCGTTGGCGTCGACATCGACCACTTCATGACGGGGAGGTGGTAATGGCGACCCGCTATCCCCAGCTGCCGAAGACATGGTCAGATCCAGAGGAGCACGTTTTCAAGCTCACACAGAGCTTGAACGGACTCCTCAACGGCGAGACGAACAACGTGCTCTCGGTGACGCTGAATCCCAGCTCCACAACGACGGAGATCTCGGACGACCGGATCCACCCGAACACCGTCCCGATCCTCGTACCAAAGACGGCGAGTGCCGCCGCGACGATCTGGAGTTACAACGCCTCGAAAGGAAAGGTCACACTGACCCATGACAGCGACCCAGCCTCAGATAGACGATTCGGCGTCCTGCTCTTCGGCTGATACCGAGCTCGTCCTGATTCCCCAGGACGGCGTCGCTCGCGTCTCGGACGCGGTGCGGCCCTTCTTCGCCAAGCTGATCCCCGAGCTTCGCGGCACGGCGACCGTGGACGATCTGATCGACCAGGCCGCGCGCGGAGAGCTTCAGATCTGGCTCGCCTACAGCCCGGGATCGGACGACATCTACGGAATCCAGCTGACGACGCTACAGGCCCTCCCTCAGATGCTCGTGTGCCGGCTGATCGGCACCGCGGGTCACAGAATGCTTGAGATGAACGTGCCCGCGCTTCTGGCTCAGATCGAGGAGTGGGCCACGTACCAGAAATGCGGCGCGATCGTCTGTGAAGGCCGATCCGGATGGAGGCGCTACCTCAAGGGGTACGCCGAAGTCGCCCGGGTCTGGCATAAGGAGCTTCCCAATGGGAGGTAACACTGGAACGAGCAGTCAGTCGTCGCGTCCCTGGTGGGGCCAGCAGAAGTATCTAAGGGACGTCTACTCGCGGGCCGAAACGCACGCCGACGAGCCGTGGGATTACTACGGCGGCTCCACCGTCGCAGGACAAGACCCGGCGACGATCGCCTCTCAGAACATGGCCGAGGACCGCGCGATGGGCCCGTCGCCGCTGCTCGACGCGGCGCAAGAAGAGACGCTCTCGACTGTCCGCGGGGATCGCTTCAACTCGAATCCCTATCTGGACGCGACCTACAACCGCGCCGCCGAAGGCGTCACCCGGCACTTCAACCGGACGGTGCTTCCCAACCTCGAAAGTCGCTTCGCCGGCGCCGGCCGCATGGGCTCCGGTGCCTACCAGGGAGGGCTCCGCGAGGCGGGCCGGGGTCTCGCCGGCGAGCTCTCCGGCATGGCGACGAGCATGTACGGCGCTGACTACGCCGCGGAGCGCGGCCGGCAGGAGCGGGCCACCGCCGGGGCGCCTGGGATGTACGAGGCCGGCTACGCCCCCTCCAGGGCGCTCGCCGGTGTGGGCGCCTCGCGCGAGGGGCACGCGCAACAGCTGATCGACGATCTGGTGAAGCGCTTCGAGTGGACCCAGGCAGAGCCCTACAACCGCTCCGCGCGTTACGCGAACCTCATCGGACAGCCCGTGATGCAGTCCGAGGGCAAATCGGAAAATTGGGGGTTTACGATATGACCTTCAAGATCTTCGGCTGGATCGGGTTCTTCCTGATCCTCTGCTTCCGTCCAGAGCCCGATCCGGAGTTCAACGTCGCTTGGATTCAATTTCTCGCGATGTTGGGAAAAGTGGGAGCAGCAGCGGGGAAGGCAGGCGCAGTAGCGGCGAAGGCCGCTGGCACAGCGGGGAAGGCAGCCGCCGCAGCGGGGAAGGCAGGCGCAGCAGCAGCGGGGAAGATCGGTGGCACAGCGGGGAAGATCGGTGGCACAGCGGGGAAGATCAGCGCTACGGCGTCGAAGCTCTCCGGCGCCAGCGGCGGACAGATGGGGAAAATGGCGTCAATGACCAAGGGGGCCCTGAAAGACTCCCCGACCA